CCGTCTTTTTTTTTTCTGGAGTTGGCGCAGGAGGGGAGCCAATGAGCAAGCCGCCGAGCAGGGCAAAGACGCTTGAGCAGCATCAGCGGGATGGCACGTTTCGGTGGGACCGCCACGAGCATTTGCTCGAGGAGCGCGACGCGACGCCGAAGCTGTGGCAGGCAAAGAGCATCCGCCAGGGCGGCCCGCTTGAGCCAGCCGAACACTTCTCGCTGTTTACCGACCAGCTAATCCGTCACACGATTGGCCGCTGGCATGGCAAGCCGTTCCAGCTTGAGCCGTGGCAGCGCGAGCTTGTCGATGACCTGCTGGCCGTCGATAAGCACGGCAACCGCATCGTGCGCCAGGCGCTCATCGGGCTGCCGCGCAAGAACGGCAAGAGCTCGCTGCTCTCAGCGCTGGCTTTGTGGGCCTGTGCGGCCGAAGGCGAGCACGCGCCAGATGTCGTAGTGGCAGCGGGCTCCCGCGAGCAGGCCGCCGTCGTCTTCGACCAGGCTCGAGCCTTCGCTGACAGCAACGCGGATCTGAGCCTGTGGTTTGACCAGCAGCGCTTTGTCATCAAGTGCCCGCAGACAGACGGGCTGATTCGCCGCATCGCTGCCGACGGCAAGCTCCAGCACGGCCTCAACCCTTCAACGATCGTCGCCGACGAGCTGCACTCGTGGATGACGCCGCGCCAGGAAGAGCTTTGGGCGGCGATGCAGACCGCGACAGGGGCCCGCGAGCAGCCGCTCACCGTCTCCATCACGACGGCCGGCTATGACCGCGAGACCGTCCTTGGCCGCCTGTTCAAGCAGGCCACCGAGCTGCCGCAGCTGGAGGAGCGCAACGACGGCTCGCTGCTCGTCGCCAAGGACACCGACACCGGCTTCCTGTTCTACTGGTGGCAGGCGCCGGCCGACAGCGACATTGAGGACGAGGACGCCTGGATGCGGGCCAACCCGGCCTCGTGGGTTACGCCGCAGACGCTTCGCCAGCAGCTCGACTCGCCAACCGTCGACGAGCAGGCCTTCCGGCGCCTTCACCTCAACCAATGGACGGCGACGAGGACCTCGTGGCTCAAGCCGGGCCTGTGGGATGAGATGCAGAACGACGAGCTGCGCCCGGCGCCCGGCACTCCCGTCTACCTCGGCATAGACGTCGGCCTAGTGCATGACACCACCGCCGTGTCGATGTCGTGGGTTGTCGGCGACAAGGTTGCCGTCAACTCTCACGTCTGGAGCGCCGTCCACGACGTACCGGCTCACGAATACGCCGAAGGTGGCCGCGTCGACCTGGAGCAGGTTGAGGAATACGTCAGGACGCTGGCAAAGACCTACGACGTGCGCGAGCTCGTCTTTGACCCGCGCTTCTTTGAGCGCTCAGCACAGACACTCTCAGGGGAAGGGCTTACCGTGGCTCCACTGCATCAGTCCTCGGCCGCGATGGCCGATGCCTACCAGCAGTTCTACGCCTCAGCGCAGGAGCGCCGCCTGGTGCATGACGGCGACGCTGTTCTGGCCGCTCACGTCGAAGCGACGGCAGCCAAGATGACCGACAGGGGCTGGCGAATCCAGAAGAAGGACCAAAGCAAGCGCATCGACGCCTGCGTGGCCTCAGTCATGGCTACCTGGCGAGCGTGGCGCTCTGTCAACGAGCAGGCCGAGCAGGGCTTCGTGCTTATCGGATGATGATTCTCGTCCTCGGCGCGGGAGGCCCGGCCGGCGTCAACTTCACAAAGGCTGCTTACGAGTGTGGGCACGAGACCGTCGCTTGCGACGTGGACCCGTTCATGCTGCAGCTCGCCAGGGGAAGGCACCGCGAAATGGTCAGGCGTGAGCGCACCGCCACCGAGATCAACCAGCTCATCCACAAGTACGACGTCGCCTTTGTTCACGCGCAGCCCGACGCTGAAGTGACGTGGCTCTCAGCCAACGCTCACCTGCTCAACGCGCCGACGCTGCTGCCGAACAGGGCGGCCCTATTCGTTTGCGGCGATAAGTACCGCACCGCCAACGCCGTCGGCCCCGATGCGCCGGCCACGCTACCGCTCACCAACGAAAACGAGCTCGAGCGGGCCATCGAGGACCTCGGCGGCGACTGCTGGATGCGCCTTCGCACAGGTGCGGGCTCTTCCGGTGCCCTGCCGGTCTCAGACGTTGAGATCGCGCGCGCCTGGATGCGTCACCACAGGCAGTTCGGCATAGCCGACGATGAATGGATGCTGGCTGAGCGCCTGCCCGGCAGGGACCTCTCCTGGACGGGAGTGTTCAAGGACGGCGAGCTGATTGCTCACGGCATGAAAGAGCGCCTGCGCCTCCTCGGTGCTGACCGCTCACCGGCACGGATCGCCTCCACCGCCACGCTCCAGGTCACCATCGACCGCAAAGACCTGCACGACCTTGCTCTGCGGGTCACAGGAGCGCTGCAGGGCGTCCCTAACGGCGTCTTCATGCTTGACGCAAGGGAAGACACAGCCGGGATTCCGAAGGTCACAGAAGTGAACTGTGGCCGTTTCGGTACGACGTCGATGCACTGGCATCACGCCGGCTGCAGCCTCGTCGGCGCTTACGTTCACGCCGGACTTGGCCGCGAGCAGCAGCTCGGGCAGAAGTGCGAGCCCGGAGTGGCCTGGGTGCGCGAGATGGACGCCGGAGCCATGAAGGTGAAGCTGTGAAGGTTGTCGGGCTGTGCTCGTTCTATGACGAGTCACCGACCTGGCTTGCCGCGCACCCGGCCGCCTGCGCTCGCCTTGTCGACCACATGATCTACGTCGACGGTGCCTACTTCCTTTATGACAAAGACGGGCGCTCGAGCGGCGTAGAGGCTCACGACGCGATTGCCACCGGCTGCGAGGCAGCGGGCATCGGCCACACGCTGTTTGTGCCGGACACGCCTTGGATGGGTAACGAGGTTGAGAAGCGCTCGTTCATGTTCCAGCTCGCCGAGCAGATGACTACCGAGGAGGACTGGTACGTCGTCATCGACGCCGACACCTTCCTGATTGACGGCGACTGCGCCCGCGCTCGCAATCAGATGAGCAGCGGCGAGTACGAGGCGTACAACGTCCATCTGGTTGAGCGCTGGGACTGGAACACGGGCCAGGACGGCTCCTCAATCGTCCCGACAACCAACGCTGGCGCCCCGAACAAGTCCAGCAGCCCGCTGACGTGCGTGTTCAAGGCGCTGCGCGGCCTGCGCGTCTTCGGCGCTCACTACCTCTTCGCCGTGCAGGACCCTGACTGGAAATGGGGCCTGAAGGCGCTGTGGGGCCCGTCGACCGAGTACGACGTCGTGCCGCACGGCCAGCTCAACCTTGACTTTGAGCACCGCAACAAGCTGCGCACCTTTGACCGCGCTCAGGCCGCCCGCGACTACTACCGCGTGCGCGACGACGCCAAGGTCGAGCGCACGCAACGCAACTTCATCGAAACCGTAGACGGCGACATCGCCGAGCTCTAGGAGATACCTCTTGCCCGTATGGCTAATGAAGCTGACGTGGAAGGTGCGCGGAAAGCGCGCCGCCCGTCTGCATCTCACAGACGGCCCTAGCGTCGAAGGCATCCTCGCCGGCCGGTGGGGAGGCCACTACATCATGCTCACGCCTTCCATCGTGGAGGAGGAGAGCGTCGAGGCCACCGGACACTTTGAGGTCCCCGCCGAGCGCGTCATCTTCGTGCAGGTGCTCTCGTGAGGGTCGCAACGGTCCAGGGCGACGTGAACCTGCGCGCCCGCGCCTTCGGTACGGCCGGGACCAGCTTCCCGATGCCTACCGACAACGCGCTAACCACGAACACGCCGAGCTCCTCGGTCTCGGTGCCCGCTGTCATGGCGTCCATTCGCCTTATCAGCGACTCCATCAGCGCAATGCCGTGCAAGGTCTACCGCAAGCTCGAGGACGGCACGCCCGAGGTCGACTACAACGCGCCGCAGTTTGACCTCCTGCACCGCGCACCGAACGCCTCTCAGAGCCCGTTCGAGTTCTGGCAGGACGTCACCTGCTCCATCGAAGCGTTCGGCAACGCCTACATCCTCAAGACGCAGTCTAGGGGAGCGGTCAGGGAGCTGCGCGTCATCCGCGCCGACCGCGTCCGCGTCCTCAACGAGGACAGCTACGAGCCAACCTACGAGATCCGCGACGGCGACGACGTTGCCGAGCTGACCAGCAAAGAGGTCCTGCACATTCGCGGCATCGCTCCGTTCGGCGGCGCCGTTGGCCTCTCACCGCTCGAGGCGCACCGTCAGGTGCTCGCCAACGCGCAGCAGGTAAACCGCTTTCAGGGCGCCTTCTTCCAGAACGACGCCGCACCCGGCGCGGTCATCCGCCTGCCGCAGCAGGTCAACGCCGAGCAGGCCAAGGAGATCGCCGACCTCTGGAACAGCGCTCACGCCGGAGCGGCAAGGGCCCGGCGCACCGCCGTGCTCGGTGGGGGAGCCGAGCTGACGGTGATGCCGATAAACATGCAGGACCTGGCGATGGTCGACCAGATGAAGCTGTCGGTCCACGACATCGCCCGCATCTTCGGCCTTCCCGCGCAGCTCATTACCGGCGACGTAATCGGTGACACGCAGCAGATCACCGAGCAGTTCCTGAAGTTCTGCCTGGCGCCCCGCATGAGGCGCATTGAGAGCGCCCTGCGCGCCGACCAGCAGCTCTTCCCGCCGTCCGAGAACCTTTACCCGGAGTTCAAGGCCGATTCACTACTTCGGCCCTCAACCCGCGAGCGCTACGAGGCGATGCTCAAGGCGCGGCAGGCCGGCTGGCTTACCGCCAACGAGATCCGCGCCCTGGAGAACTACCCGGCCGTCGAAGGCGGCGATGACCTCCAGATGACGCCCGTTGGCGGCGCTCCGAACCTCACTCAGTCCACCGACCCTTTGGAATAAATGCCCTGGCACATTGAAGACGACAACGCAGACTGCGAAGGCTTCGCGGTCGTGAAGGATGACTCCGGCGAGGTTGTCGGCTGTCACATGACCAACGCAGAGGCCGCCAAGCAGCTTGCGGCGCTCTACATCGCCGAAGAGGAAGCTCTCGACGAGGTAGAGGACCAGCTCGAGGAAGAAGACCAGCTGGCGAGCCGGTGGATTACCACTACGCCGGTCAAGCTGGAAGTGCGCGAGAGCGGCTCCAGCCCCGACGAGCTGACCGTTCGCGGCCACGCCGCCGTCTTCAACAACCTCTCGCACGACCTCGGCGGATTCCGCGAGCGCATCGCTCCGGGCGCCTTTGCCGACGTGCTCGCTGAGCAGCCCGACGTTCACCTGGTCATCGGCCACGACATGACGATGCCGCTGGCCCGCACCGCCAACGGCACCCTCGAGCTCGTCGAGGATGAGCAGGGCCTTCGTATCTGGGCCCGCATCAACACGCAGCTCTCCTACGCCAAGGACCTCGCCGAGCAGCTGCGCACGGGTCTGGTCGACCAGATGAGCTTTGCCTTCACTACCGCCGAGGACGGCGACGAGTGGAGGAAGGACGAGGAGACCGGCACCATCATGCGCACCGTTCGCAAGGTCTCCGGCCTCTACGACGTCTCGGTAGTCGCTCAGGGCGCCTACCCGCAGACCGACGTTGCGCTGATTCGCTCGGCGCTGCGCCAACACAATCTTCTGGACAGCTCGCAGGAAGTTCCTGGGGCTCTAACCGTCGCGCCTGAACAGGCGGGCGGCGCCGTCGCTTCGGATGAGGGCGGCGAGCAGACGATGTCCAAGCGTCTGCAGGTCATGCGCAACAACGCGCGCATGGCTCTCCACAATCACCACAGCAAGGAGAAGTGATGTCCCGCATCACCGAGCTGCGCGACGCTTACAACGCCGCTGCGCAGACCCTTCACTCCGCTGCTGACGCGATCGAGACCGCCGACGAGTCGGCCGACCTCGACGCCCTGCAGTCGGAGTTCGACTCGGCTCACGATGCCGCCGAGCGCGCCCGCAAGGAGCTGGAGCGCATGGAGGCCGTCGTCGAGGCCCGCGAGTCGATGCCGGTGCGCCCGGTCGAGGAGACTGAGTCGCCCCGCGTGGAGGTCGTGAGCAACGAGGCCGTGTACCGCAAGGACATGCCCCAGCGCTCCTACTTCCGCGACCTGTACCTGTCCAAGGTGTCCGGTGACAGCGCCGCTTCCGAGCGGCTCGCGCAGCACTCGCTGCACGTCGCCACCGATGCCCGCGACAACAACACCACCGACGGCACGGGCGGCGAGTTCGTCCCGCCGCTGTGGCTGGTCCAGGACTACGTCGCCAAGGCTCGCGCCGGCCGCGTCACCGCTGACCTGTCAAGCAAGTTCGCCCTCCCGGCGGGCACCGACTCGATCAGCGTCCCTGCCATCACGACCGGCACCTCGGTCGCCGCGCAGGCCTCGCAGAACACCGCCGTCTCGGAGACCGACCTGGTCACCGCTACGGTCACCGCTCCCGTCCGTACCTACGGCGGAATCAGCGACTGCTCCGTGCAGCTCGTTGAGCAGAGCCCGATCGCCTTTGACCAGGTGATCTTCTCCGACCTGGCCGCCGCTCACGCGAAGGCCAT